AACTAATGGGCGTCCTACTGTAGTTAATATGAGTTGGGGCTATGGTAGAACACTTACAACTACTAATCCGGTAGGCGGAAATTATCAAGGTGCTCCGTGGACGTATTCGGGACAATCTCAGGCTCAACTATGGTCAGATTATGGTATTGTGCCTCAGATTACAGATGGATTTACAAACTTTAGAAGAATACCTATAAGACTAGTTGATATTGATGCAGAAGTTGAAGATATGATAGATGCTGGCATTCATGTATGTATTGCAGCAGGAAACCAATATTACAAGATAGATATAGATGGCGGAGTAGATTACAATAATGATGTTGATCTAGGAGGATTAACAACAGCATATCATCAAGGCAGTTCACCATATAGTGATAGAGCATATATTGTAGGAAACATAGATAGTACAACACAAGATGATGGCGGCACTCCTAGAGATAAAACGGCAGGTTCTAGTAATAAAGGTCCGGGAGTAAATATCTGGGCACCTGGAACTGATATTATTAGCGCAGCAAGTAATATAACAGTATTTGGCTCATCTGCTGGAGCATATTTCGAACCGGGTTATCAGATTGCAAACATAAGCGGAACAAGCATGGCAGCGCCGCAAATAGCAGGACTTTGTGCATTGCACTTACAAGCAAACCCAACTGCTACTCCGGACCAACTACGTAATAAAATACAAGGCGAATCAAAACCGGTAATATATAGTACCGGTCTTACAGACGATTATAATGCATCCGGAGAAAGTATTATGGGAAGTCCTAACAGAATGGCATTTAGTAAATATGGAAAACAACCATTCAGTATTACAGGTAGCATAGATTTAACATAAGAGGTTTATAACATGGCATTAAATTTTCCAGCAGATCCAACAAACGGTGATCAGTATACAGATGGTACAACAACTTGGGAATTTGACGGAACAGTTTGGAACGTTATTACTGTTGCACCTGTAGTAGGGACAGTACCTGATGTTTTTAACACAATAGCGGTAGCAGGACAAGATGACATTGTAGCTGAAGTTACAAATGATACCTTAACGTTTGTTGCTGGAGAAAATGTTACTATTACAACAGATGCAATTACAGATAGTATTACTATCAATTCTACCGGCGGTGGTGGTGGTGGTGGCGACACAAATCAAAATGCATTTAGTAATATTGCAGTTGCAGGTCAATCAGTTATCGAAGCTGACGATATAACAGATACATTAAATGTTGCAGCAGGAGATGGCATTGCAATCACAACAAATCCAGTTGACGATACTCTTACAATAACAAATACATTGGCAGCAAGCGATGTATCGGCATTTACAGATTTGACAGATGCAGTTAATGCCAGTTTAACTATAGACAAGTTTTATGAACCTGCAATAGCTATGATAAGAATGAATAACGTAGGAACAACAGCTTATACAGTAAACAGTCACTATGCAGACCAAGGTCAAAATCCTACACTTTATGCACTTGCAGGTACAACAATAGCCTTTGATTTAGACAATATCGGTGGACATCCTTTTTTAATACAAGATGCAACTGCAACAAATTATAATACAGGTTTAGTACATGTTGATAGTGCAGGTAATGTTACAACTGGTGCATCTGCCCAGGGTAAAGATTCAGGGACACTTTATTGGAGGATACCGGAAAGTATTTCTGGAAATTATAGATACCAATGTTCTTTACATGCTGGAATGGTAGGTGCTATTACTGTAAAACGTTTAAGCGTTATTTAAATTCTTCAATATATTTTTTCTTAGTTTGATCATATCATTTCTTTTATCTACAAGAAGTGTTGGTGTAACATAACCATTATAATAAGAATCATAACCTATATCAATTTCTGCAACTAGTCGTTTTAGATCTTCGATCTTTTTTCTTACTTTAGTTTTTTTTGGTTCTTCCAGTTTAGCAGCTTTGTCATAGAAAAATTTAATTTCTTCTTTAAATTTGTCACTTGTAGATATTTTAGGCAGCATTTAATTCGCTCTCAATAGCATCGCCCGGCAACACAACACATATGTCGTCAGCTTTAAATCCGTCATTAACTTCTGTAACTGAGCTGTTATCGGTTAAAGATATTAGTCCTACTGGTAACATTGCAGGAATATTAAATACTTTTCCTTCTTCTAATTGCTGCTCAAAAACTTGACCATTTTTTGTATCAATCCATCTCATAATAAATGAACCATTATTAATGAACCAAGACTTGTTTACAGTCTTTTGAAAGAAAATAGGTGTTTTGCTATTTCTTGCAGGGAACATTAACATTTTTGCACCATACGTTTCTGTTCTTGCCCATTCTGCTTCGTAACCCCAATCATGTTTTTTTACTGTATCAGACATTGTATATCCTTATGCTAAAATATTTAATACTTGAAAAACTGTTTCAAGTTTATTTAAATTTGTTTTTGTTGTGAGTGTTTTCTTTAGGCCATAATGTAGTGGCTTTGGCCATTTTCCAAAACTTACCCATGCATAACCATCATGCTCTTCATTTAATTGTGGCAGGAATTCTTTTTCTACTAAACATAGATATGTATGAAACAAAAACTTCGAATCATTTGAAACGAATGTTTCTAAAGGTATTGTTTTTTTAATACTAGGCATGAAACCTATTTCTTCTTCTATTTCTCTACGTAACCCTTCCCAGGGTGTTTCTTTATCTTCATTTGTTCCGCCCACTAACCCCCAAAGATTATTAGTTTTTCCTTGAGTCCTGTGTAAAAACAAAAATCTATTTGTATCAAGAGTATAAAAGAGAGCACCACTGCAAACTATATTATTCATAATAATAGTTAGCCGTCTAGATCGATTCTCCATGTGCCAACTGGATATTCTCCGTCAACACTTAGCAGCCATTCGTCGTTTTTAAATCGATATTGTTTTGATGTTTTTAAATTAGTAATATAAATTACTTCATTAGATTCGGATGCATCAAATATTACAGTCCATTTTGTACCGTCCCATTCTATAATATCGTTAGCTTCAGCAACAAAGTCGCTTCCGTCATTGTTCTGCCATGCAGTTGGTCCAAATGTATTACTTGCATCACCTATAGGACCTAATGTAAGTAAACGCAATCCTGCTACTTTAGTAGCATCGGGATTAAATGTTGTAGGATCTATTATAGCGTCAATACTTGTTCTTTCTGCATAAGCACTTGTAATTATAGAGTCATCAGGAAAACTATCTTCATCCCAATTGATTGTAAGTAATGTTTCATCTAACGGATGTATTCCTATTGTACCGGTTAACAAACTTGATGTATCTAAATTTGTAAGATATATTCTACTTAAATTAGATCTATATGTACCTGGTAAATTTTCAATAAGTGCTCGCCAACTTGTTTGTCCGATAGCTCCTCTTGCAATTATCTGGGCGTTATTACCGTCTATATATACACCGTATGTTTTATAGTTTACATCTGCACTATGTCTTGCAAGATCAGTTTGTGCAGTACTACCGTGTTCATTTTGTGTTTTACCACTAATAGGATAGTCGTCGTATGCGTTTATTTCTGGAATAGTTTCTCCTAGATCAACTGTTCCTCTCTCTTCATCAAACATACTGGTAATAATGTTTGTAATAGCACCCATGCGTTTCACAGCAGCAGGCGGCGATATATAAATTGGAGTACTAAATCCTAGTGTAGCAATATCGATTTCACTGTCTACACCTACAGGAATACTTCTATTAGTAAACTGAATATTTTCCAAGTGTACAACAGTCAAACTTGTCCAGTCAACAAAATTATCTGTAGTTTGTATTTCTAAACTAGGATTGAATAGAACTAAAATTTGTTCTAGTAGTTGTAATTTTTGATCAGTGCTTGTAGTCCAAATATCTACATTTACTCTTAAGATAAAAGGTGTTGGCATGATACGTTCAACAGTATAGTTTTTACCTTGATAATTTAAGTACTCATTATTATCCTCGTCGTAAGCACGTTCTCTTATATTAGTTTTTCTAACATAAGTTGCATCACCTGTTCTATCTCTATCTTGTTCTAGTGCAGTAACATACACAGCCATTCTCGGAGCACTAGGAAGTTTATTTTCGGAATTATCTCTTATTATGTTTGAAACTTGTCTTGTTAAATCTCCATACATAACAGGAACAGTTTTGCCGTTTCCTGTACCGTCATCGACTCCGAAGTTACTTAACATTCTCATGATTTGAGTAATGTACCTTCTAACTTGTCCATCATAAAAATATAGCATTAGTCATCTGCCTTTGGTCTTAGAGCTTTAGATAAACTCTGTCTAACATCTACTTGTTCTCCGCCGATTTCGTTCGAAGCAGTTTCATTAATAAATCTTGTTTTATATGTTTTACGAGCAATGTCATTTGATAGTGTTATACGTTCGTTATCTGCGTATTTCATCCATTTTGTACCATCATATCTAAATAATCTGTTTGGAAAGAAGTCAGTTCTTAGGAAATAATCTCCATCAATAGGACTTCTCGGAAACGACGATCCCATACCATAAGGTGCACCATTGGGAGCATCTTTTGTTCCTAATAGATAGCCGGTATAACCTGATGTATCTGGTCTACCATCTACCTGAGATACAAGTTGTGTTAAATTACTTGCATCTATATCTGTTTCATCTGCTGTTTGTAACTCAACTGTACCATCATCATTATATGCTACTGTGTATAGATGTGATACATCATATCCTGCAAGTGGTGCATCTTCTTCAGCTTGCTGAACAACTGCATTGTTAATCTGCATTTCTTTTTCATATGTTGAAAGAATATCTCTTAGTGTACTGTCTGAATCTTCAGACGCAGGCAAATCTAAAATGTCTTTATATTCTCTACCATCGTATATCTGTTTTAACTTTAATCTATATAAATGAGGATACCATGTGGGCGAAAATCCTTCTGCTGCACGGTTTACATCTTCAATTACATAAAACCTCTTTAGTGCAAGATCTAATTCATTTAGAGC